AGGGTTCAGAGGAAGATGAATTATTACTAACTATCGCAGCAAGAGCATTATTAAGGTCTGCACGGAAATTAGCGCCAGTTGCATTATCTAGAACATAATCATGTGTAGCCATTTCAACTCAATTTTTCTTTAAGGTTATCATAATTTAAGAGCCTCGACCAAAACCTACAGCTGTATATCTAAAATTCCTATCAACGAAACTAGATCCATTTTTTATATCTATAGAAAAACCAGTTGAACTTATAGATGATAAAGAAAAGAAATCACCTGACTGTGCATTTTCTATTACTATTCCTATTGTTGGTAATGCTGAATTAGCACTTACACTAGTACCGCTGAAACCTGTGAAAAATTTATCTGTGAAAGTAACAGCTTTTGTGGAAGTGCCAGAAGAGAAAATTCCATTTGTTGCCCCAGCATTTCCAAGACTTGTTTCAACTCTACTATTTAAGGTGGCAGTATAACCAAGCTGTTTAAGAATTATTGTTTGAGCTGGGTCTGCTGAAGATAAATTTACTTTGAATTTAAATCCTCTGCCTCTTAATATTCCATTTGAAAAAACATTAAAGTCGCTAAATTCAGCGCCATAAGTACAATTTCCACTTGTATTAAGTGATGTAGCAGAAGTAAGAGTAAAAGTATCAGTTGTTTTTGAAATTATTTGGTAGTTGCCATCAACACCACTACCAGAAGTGAAGTCTAAAACAACAAAATTACCCACAGAATATCCATGTGAGGCTTTTGTGATTGTTATTATTGTCCCCGCACCACCTGATCCATTATTGATTGTGTAAGTTCCAGAAGTAGATAAAGCTGGATCAAGTAATGTAGTTGCTACTAATAAAGATGCGTTAGTTTCAAAAGCTGTTAACTGGTCAATATCATTCCAAGTATCTATTAATCCTGTTCTTGAATCTATAAATGAACCAGCATAAAAAGATTCTGTTACAAAATGCCTTGTTAGCTTAGTGTCCATTATAGAACCTAAATCTAAAGGATTAGCAAACTCATAAGTGCCAGAGTCTGCAACATCACCCAAGAAGTCTATTGAACTTAATGTGTCTATCAATGCAGTCACTTCATCAATAGTAGTTGTTGAAGCTAAAGTAAGNCCNCCAAGNGTNGAATCAAAAAATGTNTTNGTTTTTGTTCCTCCAAANGGNGGNGANTCAGTATCNTCTCTGTCNGTAAAAGCTGTNAGTTTTGGNTGTGTGTTTGGTGGAGATACNATNACNGAAGTNTCNCCAGCACTTAANCNNCCNCCATCATCACGGAATTTAAGAATTACCTCACCNTCAATAGGTGGTATCAAAATTTCAGAGACATTACCAGATTCAGCAGCTATAAGATCAACAGAGTTTGTAAAAGTTCCTGTGCCATCTGTAAGATTGCTGTGCCTGACTACCACGTTGCCGCCATGAATCACATCAACATCTGTTGATCTATCAAATGTTAGTTTTACGAAGTCCTCGTTGTATGGTACTAAAGACAAGTTTTGTACATCTGCTGGAAGGGCAGTTTTTCCAACTGTTGTAACTGTTCTTGTAGATGGTTGTGTACTAGGCTCGCCCAGAGCGTTATAACTGAAAACTCTTATTTCATAAGTGCCTTTTTTAGTTTCAAAAATCGTAAAATCTGATCTGCTAATCCTTTGTGTTATAAAATTTTCATCATTCAATCTATATTGAACTTGATATTCTGTTACCCCTGCAACAGGTTGCCATTGAATAAACAATTTAGATACAGCTCTATTATTGATTTCTACTATTTGTTCTGTTGCTGTTAGGTTGCTTGGAGGTGGTTTAATATCAGCAAGAGTGCTTATAGTCCTTGTTTGTAAGGTGCTTCCATCTTCTACAAAACTATATTTAGAGGGATTATGTACAACGGCCTGTATTTCATATTCAATCTGATTTACTTCTTTAACTGAAATAACCCTAAAAATTTGCAGTTGCAAAGATGTATTTTCTATTACCCATACAGAGTTTGATAAAGGAACAGAAGAAAAAGCAGAAGAAACAGTGATAGTAGTTCCAGAAATAGAGCTAATAGTTTTTGTCTCAAGTGAGCCATCTGACAAAATTACAGACAATGTTGCTGAATCTGAGGTAACTAAATCTGTATTTTTTTCGTCATCAACAATTATCTGTGTTGTTGATACTCCTGTTTTTATTCTTCCTCCTCTTCTAACTCCCGCCCGTACTGGATCTTGTATTGATATAATCGTACCTACTCTGACTATTGAACCACTTTCAATAGAGGTTTTAAAGCTTACTAATTCAGACTCATTTGATTGTGTGTACAAAAACCACTTTCCAAGTCTTGCAGCTTGACCTCTGGAATTACAGGCAAAACCTTTTAAATCTCTTGAGACAATCCCATATTTAGCTTGTAAAGCTGTATCTTCAACAGTTTCATAATCTATTTGTTGAGTTTCATTGTCAAAATATCCAACATTCACAACTGTTGCTTTTGTACTTTGACTAGCATTTGAATATTGGAAACCCTCTCCAGTAACATTGCTGAGATTGTAAACATAGCTTGGATCTGTCGGTCTATCCTGAGTTATGTTGATGACTCCAGCACTATAAAACGGCATTACACGCATAACTGAAGCAAGATCATTTATCAAAGAATATGCGTCTCTCTGTGTGTTCAATACAACATTGCAAGAGAATCTAGCCTCTGTATTACCAGTTCCTGTCATATCATCAATTTGCTCTGAGCAGTAAACAGAGGCAGAATAAAAACTAAAAACATCTAATTGTGTTGAATCAATATGATCTCCAAAACCTTTAGAAGTTGTCAACAAATCATATAAAATCCAAGCTGGATCACTAGACCACTCTTTGTCTGTTTTAAAAGTACCGTTAAATGTATCTGAATATGAAATAGAACCATCAGCCCTAACTGTGCCATTATGAGGAATTTTAATTAGTGTTCCTCTGACCCTGTACATTCTTGATGGAACAGATGGAAAAGTCTCCGCATCAAAACGTAACCCTACATGAGCAGAATTAGCATAAGCCCTAGACTCATTTATGATTTCAGTAAAAGATGTCCATTGAAAAGCGTTCTGTAATTTTGGGTCTGAACTGTCATCTGTTTCTCTATTTACTCTTATAGTGACAGGAAAACTTGTACCTGAAGGTAGATTAATTTTATAATCTCTAAAATATGTGGAGGCGGTTCTTCCTTTAACAGTATCTGAAATGACAGTTTGCGTTGTTCCATCATTTTCAATAGTTTGAATATTTAATGCGACTTCTGTGCCTCCTATATCACCATCATCTTCAAATTTTTGCAGTTGAGGAAAACCAACTGTGACCCTGACAGCATCAATACCTGAATTAGTGATTGATCTAGAGACAGGAGTATCTTTAGTGACAGTTACACCAACAGCAGTTTCTGATTCACTTTCTGTAATCCCAGCAATAGCAGTTTGATCAGAAGTGCCAAATCTAGGTTCAAAACTTACGTTCTGAAAATTAAAATCTGTCTCTGCTGGACTTGCAGGTGCAGCCTGCTGTAAAACTTGAGTGCCATTAAGAAATACGTCTTTGAGCGCACTTGTGTTGTATTCAGCCGAACCCTGAGAACCAGTTGCAGACGGAAATCCTGATATAACCCCTTCAGCAAGCAGCTCAATTATTGTTTGAAACTGCTTTGATGCCAGTGCATCTGCTGGTATGTTAGGGTCTGTTAACCCTGCGAGTTGACCAATAAGAGTGTTATGACCACCGCCATTGGGAAACGATACATTTGCCATTATGCTGCTGTACCCTCCACTTGAACTGTATCAATACCAGAACTGATAACAACAGAACCAGTAAAAACTTCACCATATAGGATAGGGACAGCGACACCAGCCCTCGAAGTATTTGTGATTGAATTAAATCCAAAGTTAGCTTGTGCCTCTGGGTCGTTTTGTGATGTTTGGTCAGCCAGTAAGCCAGTAGGAACCGTTGGAGAAGGAGCAATAAGTTGTGTAACCCCATCAATTAACATCGAAGTACCAACAGCAGTTAATCCNCTTGCAATAGCTGTACCGATAGCACTTGCAAAAAATCCACCAGCAGCAGCAGCAGCAGAACCAGCACCAGCAAGAGCTAGTCCAGCAAGAGCTTTTAAACTACCGCAAGCTACAGGAATAATTTTTATATCCCCTTCACCCTGCAACAACAACAAATCCTCTGTAATTTCTGTATCACCCATTTTGATCTTATAAAACTGGTCTGCCATGTGACTCTCTACCTCTGGAAAATTATTAATCAAAAAACTAAATGCTTGTTTGGGATTATTTACAGCCACTTCAAAATGAGCCTTACCTAAAAACTTTCTCAATCTGCCATATACTGTTAATTTTCTAAGCTGCATATCTAAAAGCTTTTTGTGTTGCTTGTATATAGTTTAAATCATATATCTCTCTACAACTCAACTGTTTNATNTTGTGATGAAAAATNGTTTGATTNCCAATATANAANGCNACATGATTTANTTTTTCNTCTATTGANGACATTAATAACACATCATTTTCTTTAATATTATCTTTATCTATTTCAACAAACCCAGCATCATCTAAAATTTTGTCAAAATATGGTTTTTCTGCAAATTCTTTAAGAGTTTTTGTTCTGTAACAAGTGCCAAGATCAATATTTAAGTGTTTTTTATAATAATCAACTATTAAACTCCAACAATCATGCTTACCCCAAATCCAAGTTCTACCAAAAAGTCCAGACTCATATCCACTTGGCTCAAAACAATACCAATCATTATGTTCAAGACTATATATATGAAAAGGTAGTCCAAGATGCTCACAAGATGCTTTATCAGCCTCAGAAGGCAAAGCTGAACCATGTGGGTGTGAATGGACTATTCCAATAAGCTCCCCTTGATCTTCACAATCAGCCCAATCATCTGGGTCGATTATAAAATATTCATCTGGCTCATTAGATAAATTTTTACATGGCCAAAAAGTTTCCTTTCCTTTTATAAGAGCTAAAAGACCACAGATTTCATTAGGTTGAGATTCTGAGGCAAATTTTGCAGCTTTATCTTTCCAAGTCATTTAAAAGTACCTACTGCTGGAAAATCTTTTCTTGTTACTTGTCTCTTAGGCGCTCTAACCCCTTCAAGATCAAGCGCTGATACACATTCAAATTGAACAACGTCTCTATTTTCTACAGTTTTCCTATCTATAAAATATATTTCTTGAGGTAGTTCTGTTGTGCTTGATGGTGTACCAAAGGGATTAATATTAGATGGAAAGTTAGCAGCATCTAAAAACTGTGCCAAAGTTCTATGTCTAATTAATTTTGCACCTTGCAAATCATTAAAAGGTGTTGTTGCATTAACAGAGGCCATCAAAGCTGTAATAGTTCCTAACAGATTTGACACAGTTAGTGTTGGCCTAGGTAAAGTCCCTCGACCAACATACTCAAAGCCCTCTGCTTGAACAGGAAATTTAGTATATGTGTTACCCTGCCAAATAATATTTGCATTGCTATTCATACCAACACCAGAATGAAATCTTGTGACGCTTGTAGAGCCATGAAGTGCAGCCACTAAAGTTATTGAATAAAGCTCTATGATTGATTTATTTGATAGTGCTTGTAATTCAGCTGTGGGAATAGTCATTAGGGTTCAAAGACTTCTCGAAAAGTGCAATTTATTGTTGCTCTATTGTTATAAGGTATTGTTTTTGTCCAAGTTTGGCAAACATATTTACCAGCACCAGAAAAAGTTACAGAGACATTTCCGCTATTAGTTGCTGAAGATGAGGCAGTTACAGTAAAAGTATCAGTTGTTGGTTGGCTGACTATTGCAAAAGTTCCATCTGTTGCTGAACCTGTTGTGTAATCTATTGTGACAACATCATTTATTGAGAGTCCATGATTAGTAATTGTTATTGTTACTGTTGTCCCCGATTGTGAGTAAGTCCCTGTTTGTACACTTCCCTCCTCTGGGGGTGTAAATGTAAAGCTTGCTTGGTCATTTACTCTGCTTCTTAAAAAACCTTCTATAACATCAGCTTCTGTCTCTGAAACATTGAAAGTAAGATCATATACTTTAGGATACTGTGTTAGAGGTAAACCCAATAAAGCCCTAAACTCATAACCATCACCGAAAGATGTTGTTCTAATATTTGGAGAACTTGTTTTTCTCAATCCATAACTAGGAGAGATATCAGGAAAAGTTGCCATTTATCTAGTTAATAAACCTCCAGCACGTTTTTCTTTGATTAACTGTGCCTGTACAGCAGCAGCTATCACTTCTCCTAACTGATTTGCTTCTGCATTGTTACCAGCAACAGATGAGCCAGTTGCATCTACATTAACAGTAACTACATTTGTTGTGCCACCGCCACCTTTTCCTAAAGCACTGTTTGGAATTATATTGCCACCCTTAGACCCCATTTGCAAGATCTCAGGGCCTCTTTCTCCAACAACAAAAGCACCACCAGCATTAACTCTTCCTCCTCTTTCCTTACCAAATAATCCACCTAAGAAACTGCCAAAAATACCACCACCGCCTTTTTTACCTCCCATTAATGCACTACCTATCCCAGAAATAGCTTTATCTAACGCAATATCAAGTAATTTATTTTTTA